CCAGGCGATAGCTTCTCTCGTCGGTCTCGTCTCATGGCATATCATGGAGAACACCGAGAGCGGAGACAGAAGGATCGTCAATGAGCTTTCGAGAAAAATCGACATTGATCCGAACAGCTATGTGACCAGGGCGGACTTCTATGAGTCCATCGCCATGAACATGCTGCTTTATGGTGACGGAAATGCGATCGTCCGTCCTCATACGGAGAACGGATATCTTCGTGATCTCGAAGTCGTTCCGATGGATCGAGTGTCCTTCATGCCTGACAACGTGCTCGGATATGGTTATTGGATATATATAGATGGAATTAAATATGATCCGCGTGATCTGCTTCACTTCCGTCTGCATCCTGATAAGAATTACCCGTGGAAGGGCAACGGAATCAGAGTCGCCATCAAGGACATCGCAGGAAACCTCAAACAGGCAGCGCATACCGAGAAGGAGTTCATGTCTTCCGAGTATAAGCCGCCGCTGATCGTTAAGGTCCAGGCGATGGGCGAAGAGTTCCAGTCTCCGGAAGGTCGAAAGAACATCGCTCAGGACTATCTGAAGACATCCGGAAACGGAGAGCCCTGGATAATTCCTGCGGGAGAGATGGATGTCACTTCGGTCAAGCCGTTGACGCTCGCTGACCTCGCAATCTCCGACACTGTGAAGCTGAACAAAGAGACGGCCGCGGCTATCGTGGGAGTCCCGTCATTCCTGGTCGGAATAGGCGATTTTAAGAAAGATGAGTTCAACAACTTCATACAGACGACGGTCCGCTCGATAGTAAACAAGATCCAGCAGACCATGACGAAGGGAGTTCTCCTTTCACCGAACTGGTATATCAAGGGCAACGTCTGGGCGCTCCTTGACTGGGATCTCCAGCAGATCACTTCCGTCTTCACTGCGATGGGAGACCGTGGCTGGGTAACAGGAAACGAAGCAAGAGACAGGATCAACCTCGAGCCGAGAGAAGGTCTCGATGAATTGAAGGTCCTTGAGAACTATATTCCTGCAAGCATGTCAGGAAATCAAAGCAAACTGATCGGAGGAAACGATAATGAGTAAATCCATTTTTGAGGAACATCCCGAAATGCGTGTCATGCAGCTGAGGTCGGGAGAATTTCAGACGAGGGAAGACGGAGAAGAGCAGATCATTGAAGGCTACTTCTCCGTTTTTAATAGCAACTATGAGATGTGGGAGGGCGCTTCTGAGTCCATCGCTCCCGGAGCTTTTGACAGCTCGATGGGAAAAGATATCAGAGCACTGACTAACCACGACACCACGCTGGTGCTCGGACGTACTAAGGCCAACACGCTCGAGCTGAAGCCGGACTCGCATGGTCTGTGGGGACGTATCAGGATCAATCCGAAAGATTCTGATGCTGTCAACACATACGAGAGAGTTAAGCGTGGAGATGTGGACCAGTGTTCGATTGGATTTATGATCCGTGACGAAGAAACCGAATTCGGAGCCGACGGATCTATCCACTGGACGATCAAGGATGTCGAACTCTTCGAAGTCTCTATTTGCACATTCCCGGCATACGAAGAGACGAGTGTTTCAGCAAGACACCGTGACGCTGACGAGCTCAAGAAGCGCGCCGACGAAGCGTGGAAGCTGAAGATGCACGACCGTCTCGGCAAATCAAACAAGGAGGATTAAGTCCATGCTTAGAGCTTTGATGCTTCGTAAGAAGATCAACGATTCGAAGAAGGCACTCGAAGAGCTTCGCGCTAAAGAGTCCGACTTCGAGACAAGAGCAGCTGATCTCCAGAAGAGAACAGACGAAGCTGCTCAGGCGATCGATGAAGCTAACACAGACGAGGAGAAGCAGGTCGTCGAGGAAACCGTAACGGCTATCGAAAACGATCAGGCTGCTCTCGATGCTGAGAAGGCTGAGAACGATCAGAAGATCGCAGACCTCGAGAAGGAAGTTTCCGAAATGGAAGAGGAACTCGGGGCTGTTGAAGACCAGCAGAGAGCGAAGGCACCTGCTGAACCTACACACACAGAACAGGCTCCTGAAGGAGTCAATATCACAGAAAGGACTTCAAGAAAAATGTTTAAGACAAGAGCTTTGAACAGAATGAACAGCGTTGAGCGCGCAGAGTTCCTGCAGCGTGAAGACGTAAAGGCAACACTTGAGGGCGTTAGATCTCTCATTAAGGAAAAGAGGACCGTCACAGGTGCAGAGGTATTCATCGGAACATCCATCTTCGATCTCATTCGTGAGGATGTCATTGAGTATTCCAAGCTCTACGGCAGAGTCCGCGCTTCCTTCACAAAGAACAACGGCAGACAGCCTGTCGAGGGTGCTATTCCTGAAGCTATCTGGACAGAAGCATGCGCTACACTCAAGGAGCTCGACCTCGGTTTCGGTTCAGTAGAACTCGACACATATAAGGTCGGCGGTTTCTTCGCTCTCTGCAACGCAAGAATCGAAGATGCAGACATCGATCTCCTCGATGTATTCTCCGACGCTCTTCTCCAGGCTATCGGTTTTGCACTCGATAAGGCTATCGTTTATGGTACCGGCGTCAAGATGCCTACTGGTTTCGTTACTGGTATCAAGGACACAGCTTCTCAGCTCGTAACGATCGCATCTTCCAAGAAGGGCAAGGATCTCTTCGCTGCTATCGTTCTCGCTGGTGGTGTAGCTGACGGCAAGATGAGCCGCGGCCGTATCACTTGGGTAATGAACGAGAAGACATATCGTCTCCTCAAGTCCGAAGCACTCGCCTTCGACGCAGCCGGCGCTATCGTCGCAGGTGTTGACGGCACGATGCCCGTTGACGGTGGCGATATCGTTGTTCTCAACTTCGTTCCGGATAACAACATCGCTTTCGGTTATCTCGATCTCTATGCAGCTCTCATCAAGAAGGAGATGACGATCTCTGTTTCTACTGAGGCTAAGTTCATCGAGGATCAGACAGTCATCAAGGGCGTCATGAGAGCAGATGGTAAGCCCGCAGTCGTTAAGGCTTTCGGTGCTATCGGCTACGGTTCCGCTCCTACGACTGAGGTTGAGTTCGCAGGACAGGACGATCCTGAGTCTTGATCTGCTCCTGAAATGAGGTAAGCCCATGAGCAACGTCCTTTTAGATCGTTTGAAGATCGATATCGGAATCATCAATTCAACTGCTTACGACACGCGACTCGAGAGCCTTCTCTCGGTCGCACAGTCGGAGGTTAACAAGTGGATCGGTGAAGAGGTTGATATCTCAAACGACAGAGACGCGGAACTCGTCATCGACTATGCGCGCTGGCAGTGGCTGTCAAGACGTGAGCCGACACCTATTCCGCAGTCTCTCAAATTCCGCCTGGACTGCAGAACGTTCGAACGGGCTATCCCAGGAACGGAGTCATGACGGAAATCTGCACGAAACACACGAGGTAAAAAATGGAAAAGGATATCACATTTAAACTGATCAGCGAGACCTATACAAAGGACTCTACAGGTCAGAACATCCCGGCTCCGAAAGAGACCGAGTGTGTCGGAACGGAAAGCAGTGTCTATCAAAATGAGTTCTTCGCGGCTGATCAGGCCGGGATAAGATCTCAAGGCGTCATCAAGATGAACGTCGCGGAATATAACGGTGAGAAGCTCCTGTCCATCAACGGGCAGGAGTTCTCCATATACCGTACTTATGAGCGAGACGCTGACTGGATCGAGCTCTACTACGGGAGGAGGGTAGGTAATGGATAGTTTACTCGTTGAAATGAATAAGATTCTCCAGAACTACACGACGAACGTGAACGAGACGATGAAGTCAGTCATCAATGTCACAGCGAAGGACGGAGCTGATCAGCTCAAAGTCACTTCGCCGAGAGCTCCGCACGGTGGCGAATATGCCAAAAACTGGGCCGTCAAGCGTGACAGGTACGGACATGCGACTATCTACAATAAGGCGCCGACATACAGACTGACACACCTGCTCGAAAATGGTCACGATGTCGTGGTCAACGGGCAGAAGGTTGGAGAAGCTCCTGCACAGCCTCATATCAAACAGGTGGGGGAATGGGTGCAGGAAGAGTTGATCCAGCGGCTATCGGAGGCACTATGACGGTCGAAACACTCAAAACGATGATAGAAAATG